TATCTTATAAAAATAATTACGAGGCAGAGGCAACTGAATTATCAGGTGACATTGCAAAGACAATTGGTGGCGTAAAGAACGCACAAAATACACAACAAGGTATTGATGCAGTGTTAAAAGGTGTAACTGCTGGTCTTGGTCAATATGGTAAGAATGTAATTGGTGAGGCAATCAGTATGGTTGGTGCAGGTGACCCGGTTAAATTAACAAGTAAGGCATTTGGTCTTGCAGTCAACCCACAACAAGAACAGTTTTATATTTCACCACAATTTAGAAGTTTCTCATATACATTTGACTTTTGGCCTAGAAATCAACAAGAACTAGAGGCGGCCAACAATATCATATTCTTGTTTAAATATCATTCACATCCTGATTTAGAGTTAAGTAAATCTGGTGGTAGAATGTTCTTTGTGCCTAGTGAATTTGAGATACACTATTTACACATGGGTAAAGAGAACCAATACATGAATAAGATTTCTAAATGTGTATGTACAAGTGTTGATGTAGATTATGGACCAGAAGGTGAGTTTAAAACATTTAAGGCAGATAGTAGAGGCGCTGCTCCTGTACACTACAAAATGGCGTTGAACTTTACTGAACTAGAATTGATGACTAAAGATAAGATTTACAAAGGTTACTAATGGCATATTTTACGCAATTTCCAAAACTGATATATGATGTTGCAGGCAATGGCAATGAGAAAGTTGTACCTGATATCTTTAGAAGAATTAAAATTAGAGATAAGGTCAAAGACGCATACGCATTGTTAGACAAATATGATGTAGAACCAGGTGAAAAACCTGAAGAGGTCGCATTTAAAGTTTATGGCTCTACTGATTATTGGTGGGTGGTGTGTCTAATGAATAATGTGGTGAATAGATACCATGACTGGCCTAAATCATATCAACAATTTGAGGATTATGTAAACGAGAAATACGACAATCCAGCAGGTATACACCACTATGAGAAGTTACAATCTAGTGGAAAGACAGAATCCGATGGTCCTGGTGACTTTGGTGTGTATGTGGAAGTCGATAGTACAGACACAGACGGACAATCAGTATCTAATTATGAGTATGAACAAAGACTAGAAGATAATAAAAGACAGATTACATTGTTAAATCCTTCATTTTTGCCATCATTTTTAGACGAATTTAGAAGACTGGTGAGAAAATAATGACATGGCAGATTATTCAAAGAACAACATAACACAAGCAGGTGACTACAAGTTAGACACCATTGAATTAATATCCTATAGAAGACATGCTGGTGAGAGTAAACCTTACAGAATGGATATTAAATCAATTACTCTAAATGTAGAACTTACCGAAGATATCTTTACAAACACCATGGTAGGTGCAATTACTGTATATGATACGCAAGATGTTCGTACAGTATTGCCAATTACTGGTTTAGAAAAACTAAATCTAAAGTTTAGTACGCCAGGTTTAAATGGTGTAAACGCAGTAGAAGAAGACGGACATCCATTTCAAGTATATAAGATATCAGAGGTGCGTGTTGATGCCAATAATCCAAGAGGTCAACTGTACAAGATATTCTTTTGTTCGCAAGAGATGTATTTTTCATCACTTACTAGAATATCCAGAGCGTATAAAGGTCCTATTGAGGATGCAGTAGAGGATATTTTACGCAACAAGAGTTATTTAAACAGTAAGAAATCATTTTACTTTGAACCATCACGCAACAATAGTAAGTTTGTAATACCTAATTTGCGACCACTTGGTGCAATTAACTTTTTAAGTAAGTACGGACTATCAGGTGCATATAAGAATTCAGGTTATATGTTCTATGAAACACCAGACGGATATCATTTTAGAACACTAGAAAGTATGTTAGCAATGGGTGGTGCAAAGGCTCGACCTGCTAAGTTTAAGTTTCAGTATCAAGTAGGTAATGTAAGAACAGGTGAAACCAAAGATGTCGCAGATGATATGCGTAATGTAATTAAGTATGACTTTTTAAAACCAGTTGATACTCTTAGACAGATAAGAGAAGGCGCATATGCAACAAAACTTATACGCCATGACGCATTTAACAAGACATTTATTACTACAGATTATGATTATGCCGATAGTTTTGGTGATTACTTTCATACTGAACATGATGAAGGCGACAAATCAAAAGATAAGTTTGTATTACCATATGCCAATTACGAAGATACAAACAAAGATATATCGCAGAATTACATGGCCAAACTAATGGTGGCAACACAAACAAGTAAGAAACATAATGATTATGAAAGTCCGTTAAAGAGTGAGACAGTACAACAACATCATAGTCAAAGACAACAATTACAAAATGTCAATCTAAAATTACTTGTATTTGGCAATAGTTTAATAAAGGCAGGTGATATCATAACATTTGACTTGCCATTAATGAGACCGTTAGGTGAGGGTAAACGACAAGAAAGTAACCCTTATTTTGCAGGTAGATATCTAGTTATGTCAATTAAACATATAATTAATATACAGGCCGCTAGATATGAGATGGTACTTAATTGTGCTAAAGACGCAGTAAGAACACCTTTTGCTGTTGAAACAGAGACAAATACTATTAATACACCAGAGGGTGGAATAAACTCCATATACGATACAGATAATCAGATATTATCAGGTGATATACTGGAGGGACTATAACAGATGGCTAAGAGTTTTTCCGAGAGATTTTCCAGAGAGCCGTATCAACCATTAAAAGAGAGGGCTCTATGATGAAAACATGGGTATTATTAAGTGTATTCTTTCAATTAGAGGGTATATACTTTTCACCAGCCGTTGAGTTTCCTACATTGGAATCATGTCTGGCCGCTAAAGAAAGAGTAATACAATCATATACAGAGGACACAGGTCTGCCACATAAGACAAACTTTGAAGTATTGTGTATTAAGAAAGATTTTAGTCTATTATTAGAGGGAACAAGCATATGATAGGCCATATACTAAATATCTGTGCAGAGCAAAGAAAGAGAATGGAATCAAAGTTTACGCAATCGGAAAGTGTTACCAGGCAACGACTTCCATATAGCGAATTGTATATAAGAGGCCTTGCGTATGAATTTAAGAAATGGCTAATAAATGCGTATGCTAAGTGCTTTAAAAGGCGAAATATATCGGTAAAAAACAATGATGTACGATAAGAATTTTCTCGGCCGTAACGGTTTTTTCTGGTTTAACGGCGTAGTTGAAGACAGACATGACCCTCAGAAAGCAGGCCGTTATAGAGTTAGATGTCTAGGTTACCATACAGAAAACAAAGAGTTATTACCTACAGCAGACTTGCCATGGGCGAATTGTGTGTTACCATCCGTGAGTCCTGGTATAAGCGGCCTAGGTACTCACGCATTTCTTGTGGAGGGAAGTTGGGTATTTGGCTATTTTAGAGATGGAGAAGATGCACAGGAACCTTTGATATTAGGTTCTTTACCTGGCCGGCCAATTGAGTTTGGCAAGCCCTCTGGTGGTTTTTATGACCCTAATGCCAGAGAAGATGATGAGGAGAAGTCTGTATACCCACGCAATATTAATGAACCAGATGTAAATAGACTGGCCGTTAATAATACTGACTTGGAGCATAACACACTTACAGATAGAAAGCAAGCACGAAGAATAACAATGGCCACCGCTGATTTTGACGCAGTATCAGGCGCAGATGGTAGTAGTATAGTGGCCAGTGATGGTACCACATGGAACGAACCAGAGATTACATATAACGCAGTCTATCCATACAATCATGTATTTGAAAGTGAGAGCGGCCATATAGTAGAGTTTGATGACAGTTTTGTTATAGATGAGAACGGAACCAGAACGAACCATTACAGAGTACACCACAGACATACCACAGGCACATCATTTGAATGGCTGCCTAATGGTGACCATGTTGCATTAAATAAAAGAGACCATTATAACATAACCTCAGGCAATTGGCAACAACAAATTGATGGTTACCGTGACCTTACTATAGATGGCCATTACAAATTAAAAATAAACTCAGATGGTGGTACAAACAACCACTATGATATACAAGTAGGTCCTAATGCCAATATTAATATACAAGGAGATACAGGTAAGATAAACCTGGTTACCAAACAAGGTGATCTTAATGTGAAGAGTGGTGGTAATTACAATGTAGATGTAGGTGGTAACTATACAATGAGAGTGGCCGGCAATAGAGCCATTACTGTGAATGGTACAACAAATGATACCACACAAGGTGCAGTACAACATAGAGGTGCAACAATAGACTTAAACTAGGAGGAGGCCACCAGAAAAAGCGCTTTGCTGGACTGGCC